GCTTTGCTTTTGCATCCAAAAACAAGTTATAAAGTTTTCTAGAGTTCATTTTATAGTGTAGTGGTGTAAGCGGTTAGGAATTCAGGGAAGGGTTCGTCGGGTTGTCTTTCTCTACTCCATGCTGATTTCCATTCTGTTAATGAATGATCATGAGCGTCATCTCCAGTGAAGTTAGGAGTGGTGTCACAGATAATATTATCCTGAGTAGCAGTATCTTCGTATAGTAATCGAGTGAAGTCCTCTAAAAGAAGAACTGGGAATGGGTCTGAAATCTCAACTACTATACCTACAGAATAATCCACAGGTTCATTTCTGACACTAGATATGCAAATTAAATATTCCCCTACTGGTAAAGCAAAGTACCTATCATCTCCTCTATCTAATCTTCTCGCATCAAAAGTATGATATGAATCTGACTGTGCTCCCTGAACTGTTCCTAGATAAGGATACTGTCTTACTCCCTCAGAATTAAACTGATCAATACTATCTGCCTGAAATATTGCCCTACCTTCTATAGGATTCTTGTTTAGATCATAAGCAGAGACATTTATAAATTTTGGTTTAGTAGAACCGTTAGCTATTATTATCCATCCACTTTCTTCTAATTTCACTTTGAACCAGTGATTAAAAGTACCTCCACCATATCCACCTGCATTAGGTTTTCTAGTAGGACCTAAATTACCTGTTAAAAGTCTGATAGAAGTTGCATTAAAACTACCGATCTGTAGAGGATCAGCAGAGGTTCTTTGTCTCTGTGGTCTCTGACTTACACGAGTCATATCTTATTTATATTCCTATCCTTCATCATAATCTGGGGTAGCCTCGACAAGTGATGGATGAGTGATAGTTGCTTTATATTTTTCTTGTATAACTTCCTGTTCTCTATTTAAACTCCTGGCTGTATATATTCTCATTAGTTTTTCAGCATCAAATTCTATATGAAAAGGCTGGATACTATTAGGTAAATGGCCTTTGTTCCAACTAGAAACCATATGTAAGGGATTGCCACAGAAAGGATTACCACATACTCTGGTAACACTTAATGAACCAACATCTCCCCACGCACACTGATAAATAGCTTTATGAGCATTAACATTTTCTGATTTTTGTTTACTGTAAAAGGTTCTATAAGATGGAAAACACACTCTTTTTGGAGCATTTAAACCTTTTAAATCCATCTCCCAACAGTTATGAATCCCTTGTACATCTATTTTTTGCCATAATTTATAATATTTATTTTTATAATCGTTGTGTAAATAATTTAAATCAAAGCCACATATATTGCTTTTTATTTTAATTGCACAGTGATAGCACCAATGATTATTTTTTTCCCTTATTTCGTGTCCATGGGGGCATGGATATCCACGATAGTATCCCTGTTCATTTAGTTCTTCATCAGATGCATTATCAGCATCTTTTATATATTTAAAATTAATACTTTCTAAATTATTTATTATATTAGCCATCAGATTTTAAACCCCGAAGCTAATAGTTTTTTGGTAGGAGGTATCTTATAAGTCTCTATTAAAGGTGTCCGATTATCTTTTGTATCTCCTATGTGCTGAACGCTGTGAGTGTCTGGGCATCTATATGTTCTTAAATAATAAACAATGCGGTGAACCATATACATTTCGTTATCAACGGAGACCATATAATATCCCGTAGCTTTATTTAATTTACCAACTGGATCTCCTGGTTTACTCTTTGCCTTATTTACCCTCCAAATTAAACCATTAGGACAGTCATCTGACAGTTCAAATAGTTCATTAAGCCGCCAAATTGGAGGCATTGGTTTATAATTACGGGACATAAAACTAAGAATGAGATAAATTTCTTTTTGATTTTAACTTAAATAACATTTTGTCAATAGTGTAATGTTTATTCGCTGTTTTTTACTGTCTTATGAGTCTATTAATAGAACGTACATTTTGCTCTAATATGTAATTTAGTTCACGACGAAAGTAAAAAGATTTCATTCTATGTTTTAGTAGAAAAATGTAACAAAAAAAATCCCCCCTAACTAGTGATAGTAAGGGGAGAAGTCCTTCCTTATGACCGAGGGGTACCCATTCCCTCAGCCTAATGATAACGTTCTTCCATAGTCATCTTCAACCCTTTCAATATCTTCTTCGTATAATTCATCACCATGTTGTAATTCCAAGATATAGAAATCACCTTTTAATGCTTTTGCACGATGTAATGAATAATCAGGGATCTCAAATGTCATCTTTGGATGTGCTAAATGCCATTCATCATTAAGAAATACTGCACCAGCTCCAGCTGCAATAGTCCATACTTCAGATCTCCAATGATGTCGTTGTAAACTTAAACGTTTTCCTTCATTAATACATAACATTTTTGCTTTAAATTCAGGACCTTCATATAAATCTTTATACCAACCCCAAGGCTTATATACTTTTAGATACTGTTCTTTTAAATCATATTCAATCTGTTTCTTATTTCGACACCAATTACATTCACATTCTTCGGTATCTTTTCCCTCTTCAAGCATTTTAATTTCTCCTAAAACTTTATCATATAACTCGTCATGCCATGGTTCATGCACTTTACTACCCAGAGAAACATGTCCTCTATAGGCACGAGTCAACTCCAACTGGTGCTTCATCATATTTAATTCTTGGAGATTTAATTTCATTTAACAGCTCCAATAGTTCTTTTCTTACCTTTTCTTCTTTTCTTTTCTTCTTTTAATTCTTCTTCAATAACTGAATGACTAATACCATTGAGCGTATCCTGGAACACACCACCAAATTGTGAAGCTATATTTTTCCAATGAAACTGAGGATCTGTAGCTCTTAAGTAGCAGAGTTCTGCTGTCGCTTCAAGTTTTCCTCTATCTTCATACAGTTCGTTAAGGATGCTTGTAAGGTGATCAGCATCTGGGCAAGGCATTTCCCTAGCAAAAGTGGTGTCGACATCAACATGGTTGCAATCTATAAGTTGTCCGTAACCCTCGAATATCTCCTTGCAAGAGGTGTGATTTGGTACCACCTGTGCAATCTTACATGCAGCGTGTTCAAAGTTGACCAGACCCCATCCTTCGCCCTTACAAGTATTTACTCCAACATCACATACATTATATATAGTGTTGAGCATATCCACCTCCACATTTGGAGGATCTTGAGTATTCGTGGTCATTATTATTCTCCCATTAGGATCCAATCCCTGCTTGTGCATTTCCCGACTAAACAGAGGCATGATATCCCAACCTTGATCTTTCATTCCCATATGCAAATACATTCTGGCTTCTGGTTTTCCAACTGCAAACTTAGCAAATGCTTCACATGTAATGTCTATTCTCTTACGGAATTGATTCCTGTTTCCATTGAATACGATAAATAAATCTTCATCTAATTTTAATTTTTTCCTAGCTTCTTTCTTGTCCACTGGATAGAACTGACCTTCGGTAACTCCATGAGGTATCACTGCTATTGGTTGTGTGATTCCAGCTTTGATAAACTCTCTGGCTCCAAACTCGGTATATGAAATAATTCCATCCCAATCGTTAGCAGTATCTGTTAAACAACCGACCCAATTATATGAATCCATTGGTACATAACCTACAAATTTAAATTGATTATCTTTATGCATATCTTGTATCTGTTTATATTGTTCATTGACTATCCACATATCATTAATTGTGAATATTATGTCTGGCTTAATCTTCATCACTATTTCTCTAATACGCTCTTCTCCAAAGGGAGCAGTCTGAAAACGATTAGAGGACGGATACATTGTGTAAACTTGCTGTAGTGGAGAGGGATCTCCCCACCAATTGTTTCCTAAAACTGTTATATCAAAATCACATTTAAGAAACGGTAATACGTTTTCTGTAACTCTTGCGAATCCTGTCTTTGCAACTATATCCCCAATCCATAAAAGCTTTGGTTTTTGTGTCATTTAAGGTTGTTATTCTTCCTTAAATATACACAATTTTGGAGAACGATCAAAGGTTCTTATTAAACGAGAATTAGCACCTAATTTTAAATATAAATATTCAACTATTTCTTCTGGTTTTGCAGTAGGTCCGCAGGTATAAAAATCCATTGCACAATACTTATTCTCTGGCCAGGTGTGTAATGAAGCGTGTGATTCTGCCAGTAAAGCTAATAAGGTTACACCTTGAGGTTCAAATTTATTACCAGTTACCTTTAAGACAGTTGCATCACATAGTGATAAAGACTCTTCAAAGATACTTAGTAGACCGTTGTAATCATCTAATAACGCTTCATTGCATCCATAGAAGTCAAGAATCAGATGTTTACCAACGTGCATTTCTAAGTAGGAGAGTTCAATATACTACCATATTGATCTATCCATGCCTCTTTGTTTAGCCCTACTTCTATTATTGAAGGATATGTAAGATACTTCTGGTCGGACATACGACATGCTATGTTCACAACTCTGACTCCTCTTCTATCTTTCATCTTATAAACTTTTAGTCCTAACTGATGAACACATACGTCTATCAGAAGAGTTTCAAATCTACTTCTACCCAAGATGTTGCTATTAGATGCCCTAGAAAACTCACAGTAACTAGCATATAACCACTTCTCAGATGCCATATAAACATTAGATGACCCAGCTGGAGCTGCTTTTGCCAGTCCTATCGGAGCTGAAGCATTCTCATCAAACACTAAACAATGCTCCATCCAATCCATAATCTGGTTAGATTTAAGTATTTGTTCTCTATGATGCTTTGCAAAGAAGTTAACTTTCTGAGTTGTCTCCATTAGATACTCTCGCATTTCATCGCCAGACATATCTAATAACCAGTTAACTAAACCGGGCAGCATATTAGCGAAGTCTCCAAAGGGTCTACCTCGATCATCCATATCTATTAGTGTCCTTTGGTCGACAGACTTACCAAGAAATGGTTTATCGAAAGGAATAGTTAATCTTCTTCTAGCTAATCCAGAGGTAGGATCGGTAGTTTGTATAGGTTCATTGGCAGTAATCATTACCAAGCCATTAAACTTGAATGGTTTTTGGGAACCAGACTGAAACTTTCTTTCATTACGTATTAAGTCTCTACCAGTGATAGCTTTTAATACAGATACAGAACCACCATATCTTTCTACATCATTGAATAGTAATAGTTTTTTCTTATATAAGTTAGCTGTTTCAAAACGATTCTTCTCCAAATGCTCTAATGAGGAGATCATTGCGTTGTCATCTCCTACCAGTGCATGAGCCAAGTTAGCGTAAGTAGACTTACCTGATTTACCTGGCCCGACGATCTCTACAAATTTCTGTATATCTGAATGGCTTAGGAGCACCGCCCGCAACCATGCTCTGAGCACTTGCACCCTGTCCCAGTTTCCGTCTTGGGTTCGCTTGAGCCATTTGATGATTGGTTCACATTCCAATTCTGGTTTGTAGTCGTAGGGCAATTGTTGGGTGAAGTGCATCCCTTTGTCGAATGGCAGCAGTTCTTTGGTGTTGATGTCGAGGATTCCATTAGTAAATAGTAAGTGGTCGTTACCTTCGTACCATTCGTCGAATATAACCGAGATTCTTAATTGTTCTACAATATCGTTAACTAGATTCATACTGTAGCCACTAGGTAACAGTGTTTCTTTTACTAAATCCAGTCTATGTTTGACTTCCCCTTTCATCTCAGTATCAGAAATACCAGACCATAATCCATTACTTCTATATTGATATATGAAGAAACAGTCCTGATTCTGACTATATTTTAGATTTCCCTTATAAGTTTGTAGAAGTATCTGGGAGATGATATCTGATGATGGATTCTTTGGTTTCTGATCTCTTCCTCTAGGTATTGATAAAGGTGCATCAGCCATAGTAAGAGCTGGTCTTG